GAGTATGCCCAAGCAACTAGCTGTGAACATATAACTTTTTTTTCTTTTTCTGCAAGCCAATTTGCTGGAAAAAATGATATGCCCAAGCATTTTAGACCTAGCGCAACAATTGACCATATTCCATAACCATCATTTTCAAAACCTTTAGCAAAATCTACAAGATTTCTTCTTTCCTGTTCGGTTAAAGAAACTTCACTACTCCAAATAATTGGTTTGTCATCATATTTTGTTATTGGTGCTATTTTTACACCTGATGGTCTGGCTTCTATAATTTTTTCATCGCCAATATATATACCAGCATGATTCCATTTTGACCAAGTGCCAACTTGAATAAGTTTGGCTGGGATTCCAGTTGTGTGAACTACAAAATAATCGCCAATGTTAGGCATTGTCTAATTTCCTAATCTCTGAAAGTATATTCTCATACAATTGAATTCCTGCAGTTTGAGAATAACCACATGATAAACAGTGTAGCACAATATTATCGTTATTATCAAGTTTGTGAATTAAATTATATGATGCTTCTTCTGATTTATGATTAGGACAGGCGAGAGGTTTTACCCTACCCGCCTGCGCTAAATTATAATACTGAGAAAATACTTGAATTTTCATCAGTAAGCTATGTTCGCTTTTTTGAATACAGCTGAGACATATTGGAATACAGTAGGATTACCTGGAACTGGTTCATTCCAAGTATTCATATTGTAAGCCCTTGATGGGTATAAGTGGGCAGCAACGGCTTTTCGCCAATCACCTAGTCTTGCATAAGCTGACTCTAAATCATCAATCATTTTTTGATCCTGAACCCATTCTGGTGCTTCACAAGCACTCTTATATCCCATAAAGTTATTCCACGATACAGTCATGTATTGATAAGCACCACATGCACTACTGGAATAAGAATGACGATAGTATGCATCAACCCCGCCAGTCTCCTGGCTTAGGATTGCATTTGCCAATCTTGATACTATTACCCTTTGATCTACTCTTGAATTTAAATTTAGCTTTTTGCTATATGAGGGCATTTGAAAAGTTGATTTAGTAGCTAAATCATTTACCAAATAAACTACATTTGTACTTTTCAAGTTTTGACTTATGTCCATATTAATAACATCTTTGATATTTACCAAATTTGTATATTTATTAATATATAATATATCTCTACTATACGTGATGGATTCATGTATAGCCACTGCATGAGATGGGCTTACGCCCATAATTGTTGTGATAAAAGTCACACCAACCATTGTCCAGACTTTTCTTCTTATCCTTGCTTTGTTCATATTTTTCATATGTACCTCCTAGGGAAAGAGTAGAACTTAATAGTAACATGGATCCAAATCTATGTCAATCCCCCGTTCAGTAGACAGGGAAGGATATATGTGATACAATCAAATTCTTGGACAGTTTTAGGAGATAATATCAAGGGTTTAAACTCCAAGTGCGATGATGACGGAAGTATTTCTTTCAGATAATAGCATAAATGGCCTATATGGTTCAACCGATGAATTGCAGATTTATAACCTGACAATTTCGGGGACCTTTTTCTTTTTTTTGAAAAAGGGTATAGGGTTTGTATGCTCAAAATCTGGAAGTTGGATTATGGAAAAGATAAATAAAATAATTATATATAATGTATATAATATAAAAATAATAAATATGATATACTAAGGAAATCATGAGAATAAGTTTTGTTGGCAATGCTATGCGATATATGGATAGAAATACTGGATATGGTCAAGCATCTGAAATGATTTATAGAACTTTTAAAAAACTTGGTATTGATTGTGGATTTGAAATTGAAAATCCAGATATTGAGATTTCTTTTTCATCTCCCGAAGCCCATTATTTTAAAAGTAGGGCAAGTTATAAAATTGCTTATACCGCATGGGAATCTACCGACTTATCCCCTAATGCTATTAAGTGTATGAGTGAAGCTGATGAAATATGGGGAACATCCCCTTGGGTTATGAATGTTTTTGAATACTTATTTCCAGCAAAACCTGTTTTTTATTATAAGCATGGAATTGATGAAAGATTTGTTCCAAAGAAAAGAACAGAAGCTCATAAACCATTTACATTTTTACATATTGGAGAGCCATCGTCTAGAAAAGATGGGCAAATTCTTGGAGAAGCTTTTGTAGAATTATTTGGAGGGAATCCAGACTATAGACTTGTTTATAAAGCGTCTAGAATCAATACAGTTAAAGTAAAAGATAGGTGGGGTTATTATTCATCCCCGTCATCATTATATAAAAACATAACTTGTATTGACAGTTTTTTAACAAATGAACAACTTGTTGGACTTTATAGCCTTTCAGATGTATTTGTTTATCCATCATGGGGTGAAGGATTTGGATTTCAGCCATTAGAAGCACTTGCAATGGGAATGCCTGTCATAAGTACTTTTGATTGGGCTGATTATAAAAAATATATTCCACTTAAAATTGAAGCGGAATTAAAAAAAGATCCTTGGCAAGAAATTCACCCTGGATTTATGTACAAACCAGATAAAGACAGTTTAAAAGAACAATTGCTTAAATCTGTAGAAAATTATGAAGAAATTTCTAAAGAAACATTTAAAAATGCATTTTTAATACATGAAGAGTATGATTGGGTAAAAGTTACAGAACCAGTTATTCAAAGATTAAAAGAAATTTACAAAAATCTTTAAATCTTGATTTTAAAATAACCAGTATGATACACTTAAACTCTATCAAATTTTAGGAGTAATTATGTCAAACACCATTGAAAACCCATATGAAAATTTTATTGCTTTATCTCGCTATGCGAGATGGCTTGAAGATGAAAAACGCCGTGAAACTTGGCGTGAAACTGTAGATCGTTACTTTAGCTTTATGGTTAACCAACTAAATACAAAGCATAACTATAATCCAGATCCTGAAATTGTTGCAGAATTAAAAAGTGCAGTATTTAATAGAAATGTTATGCCATCTATGCGCTCTGTGATGACAGCAGGAGTAGCATTGGAAAGAGAAAATGTTTCTGGATACAATTGTGCTTTTCTTCCAGTAGATAATGCTCGTTCATTTGATGAAGCAATGTATATTCTTATGTGTGGAACAGGAGTTGGATTCTCTGTTGAGTATAAGTACATCAATAAACTTCCCATACTCCCCGACACACTTGAAAAGTCAGATACAGTAGTTGTTGTCGGTGATTCAAAAGAAGGTTGGGCAAAAGCATACCGTGAGTTTTTAGGTTTACTTTGGGCAGGACAAATTCCACAAATTGATATTAGTAAAGTAAGACCAGCAGGTGCTCGCCTTAAAACTATGGGTGGTCGCTCGTCTGGTCCGCAACCATTAGTAAATCTGTTTGATTTTACAATTCAAATTTTTAAAAATGCTCTAGGTAGAAATTTAAAACCAATTGAATGTCACGACATAATGTGTAAGATTGGTGAAGTTGTGGTTGTTGGCGGTGTTCGCCGTTCAGCTATGATTTCATTATCTAATATTAATGATATTGAAATGGCTGCAGCAAAATCTGGTAATTGGTGGGAATCAAATTCTCAACGTGCACTAGCAAATAACTCAGTAGCATATTCTCGCAAACCAGATATGGCGCAATTTATTTCAGAGTGGAAATCTCTTTACGATTCAAAATCTGGAGAACGTGGAATTTACAATGTTGCAGCAGCTCAAGCGCAAGCAGCTAAATACGGAAGACGTAGTGCAGATATTCATTATGGAACAAATCCATGCTCAGAAATCATTCTTCGTCCATATCAATTCTGTAACCTTTCAGAAGTTGTGTTGCGTGAAAAAGATACAGTTGAAGATGTTGCGAATAAAGTCCGCCTAGCATCAATTTTAGGAACATGGCAATCCACATTAACTGACTTCAAATATATTCGTAAAATTTGGAAAGATAATACTGAAGAAGAAAGACTATTGGGAGTTTCTTTAACAGGTCAGTTTGGACACAAATTCTTTTCGGGACAAGAAGGTTTAGATAAATTAGCCGATGTTCTAGATAAATTACGTGAATGGGCTGTAGAAGTAAATGTTGATGAAGCAGAAAAAATTGGAATACCTGCATCTGCTGCAGTTACTTGCGTAAAACCATCAGGAACTGTTTCGCAGTTGGTTGGTGTATCTTCTGGAATGCATGCATGGCATTCAGATTATTACATTAGAACAGTTCGTGGAGATAAAAAAGACCCCATTACACAATTCCTTAAAGATTCAGGTATTCCTGCAGAAGATGATGTAATGAAGCCAAATGATACAACAGTGTTTTCATTTCCAGTTAAAGCTCCAAAACATGCTATTACTCGTGAAAACATAACAGCTTTGCAACAATTAGATATTTGGTTGGTTTATCAAAGACATTGGTGTGAACATAAACCATCTATTACTGTTTCTGTAAAAGAAGATGAATGGATGGAGGTTGGTGCATGGGTATATAAGCATTTTGATGAGGTTTCAGGAATTTCATTTCTTCCTTACTCAGAGCATACATATGTTCAGGCTCCTTATCAAGAAGTTACACAAGATATCTATAACGATATGATTTCAAAGATGCCAAAATCTATAAATTGGGAAGCATTATCTCTTTATGAATTAGAAGATAATACATCTGGAAGTCAAACACTAGCTTGTGTTTCTGGTGAATGTGAAATTGTAGATATAAATGCATAATTTCTCTACTATAACTTTTTATTGGGGTAGCGATATCAACCTTTATAATTATGTTGAAGAGACTAGTAAATATACTGATGATATAGTAATTGGTTATGTTGATTTATTTGGAGAAATACCTAAAATAGATGGCGCAAGGATAATACCTTTTGATCATTCTTATTTATTAGATAATGGTCATAGTGCTATGCTAAATAAATTAGATTCAGAAGCTAAGTATGATTGGACATTTCATGCTGCTGTAGGTAAAAGAATAACTTGGTTGGATGAAGATCTAATTTTAAATTCCCGACCAGATATCTGTGGATATGCATCAACAGAAAAAAATCTGGGCGGAGCTTGGAGTAATCTACATAATAAAAAAGGGGCTGAATGGACAAAAACTGTTCATGAAGTCATATCTCCAAAACCCAATTTTATACTTTCATCTCAAGTTGCTATAGAATGGGAAAGAGTACCATACTCATATAATGGGGAAGTTCATAAAAGGGCATCAGCCATGTACCGACAAATGACAAGGACCAAGTGGGTGGCTTTAGAAGACACAAATCCACACCCAGCAAGAAATAAAGCTATAAATATGTATAATATGCATAAAGACGCATACTCTCTAGATAGGGAGAATTTGCTTTATTATATGCTAAAAAATGATTTAGAAGCAGGAATGTAGCATGTTTTATTCTATGGATTCTTATTCTTAAATGATATAATCTATATAGATTTAGCGATTAGAGGCAAAATGGCTGTAACTTCAGATAAAGATATAAATTGGGAAGTGACGCAGGGAGATACCTGGTCCCTTAATTTAACCTATACTGAACCAGATGGTATTACCGTAATAGATTTAACTGGATATTCAGTCGTTATGCAAGTTAGAGATAAACCAGATGGAAAAATTTTATGTGCTGATCTATCAATTGGTAATGGAATAACCATTGACAACCCACAATCTGGAATAATGGATATAATTGTTACACCAGAACAAACAAAGAAATTTGTATTTCCAAGATCTGCTTATCAAATACTTGGAACAGATCAATATGGTCAAACAGTTACCTTTTTACAAGGTTGGTTTACAGTTGATGTAGGGGTTGTTGCATAATGTCAGATAATGTAATTATTGTTCGTGCATTAGGTGCAAGAGGTCCACAAGGTGCAAATGCAGCAGGAGCTCTTACAATAGAGCAAGTAGATTCCAATGGTAATGTACTAAATCAATATTTAAATATCTCAACACTTCAATTTGATCAAGATAGTGGCTTCCAAATTAATTCTGCTGGAAATATAGCCACAGTAACAACGAACAACACTTTCAAGTACTGGGAAGTTAATGGAAATTTAGAATTAACTGCAAATGGTTTAGATACTGTTAATTTTATTTCAGGTCCAGGAATTTCAATATCTGCAGATACCAATGCTAATTCTCTAACAATCGCTACAGATTCAACTATAGCTACGCAGGAATATGCAGATCAATCATCTGCAACCGCCGAACAAGCAGCTAAAGATTATGCCTCTTCTTTGCTATCTTCCGAATTAAATATCGGCGGAATTGCTAACATATCTGGAATATCAGCTACAGTTAACACAAATAATAATCCAGTTATTCTTGATCAACAAAATCTAACTACATTCTTAACGGTTGAGTATACAGTTTCAATTTGGCAGAACAGTAAATACCGATCTTCTAAACTCTTAGTTCAAAGCAACAGGTCTAATGTTAATTTTACAGAGTTTGCAATCGTAGAAATGGGCGGGACTATTAATGGTCCATTACTTTCAGTTAATGCAATAGGTAATAATTCCGTTTTGTCAATTACTATGTCTGATGCCATAGCATATAATGCAACTGTAAAAATAGTAAAAACCATTATCTATTCTTAATTAAATTAAAATAATGATATAATTTAAATCAGATAGGCTAATTATCTATCTACTATAATGTCTGGTATAAAGTCAAGTCTAGACGATTTTATATCAAAAATTAAAACATTATTTTGAACAAAGGAAAAAAGACATGTCTTTAACATATTTTAAAGTTGCCAATGGTATAGATCTTAATGGCACAATCTTAACATGGGACCCTCTTGGTGGTAAGCTGGACTATGTAAATTCTTCAGGTGCTACCGTACCACTAGCAGATCAAGCCTATGTAGCAAATGCAATTGCAAATATTTCAATTCCCGCTGCATATATTACATCAGTAAGTCAACCGCTTGCGGTTGATGGCAGTGGTAATTTAACACTTAATTATGATCCAAATACTATGACTACGGTTTACGCTGGTCCAAATGAATACCTTGCTGTTAATTATGATGGGTATACATATGGGTCATCTGGAACAATTCTATCTGCAACAAATACTGGTCTTTATGTAAATATTGATAATCAAACAATTTATAACACAGGTAATGGTATTGCTGTAAATATTGATAATGAAACAATATTTTATAACCTTAATGCTGGTGGTCCAAATGGAGCACTATCAGTTAACTATGGAGCAGGACTTACACTTTCAAGTGGTCAACTTGTTGTAAATACAGGTTCTGGATTATATCTAGATCCTGCAACTGGTGCAGTATCTGTTGATTATTCTACGGTTGCTAATAACCTTACACTTCCAGGCTATCTTACAACATCTGATGCTTCTTCAACATATCTAACAATATCTAATGCAGCATCTACATATG